ATGTAGTGCATTCTTAAAATACTTGTGGTAAAACCTTGCTAAACCACAACAAGAGGATGGTATGTCGAACTATTATTTAACAGATGATCAGTTTATTGCTGAGTGGCATAAGTTAGGTAGCCCTCAGAAGTTTGCAGAAAAACACAAGATGTCGGTCAGGTCTGTATATAACCGGCGTAGGGTTTTAGAATGCAGATTAAAAATAGAACTGCCTACATTAAATGATGCTAGGTATGACCCATTAAAAAAATTACAACAAACTCCGGGTCACGCAAGAAGAGGAATAGATTTAGAAAAAGGGCGTGTAGTTGTATTCTCAGATGCCCACTTCTGGCCAGACGAAGTAACCACCGCCTATAAAGCACTCCTCCTAATCATCAAAGAATTCCGCCCTCAAGTTATCGTGGCTAACGGAGATATGTTTGACGGCTCACAGGCTAGTCGCCATGCCCGTATCGGTTGGGAAAAGACACCCACGGTTAAGCAAGAGCTGGAAGCTTGTCAGGAAATGATGGAAGGCATCGAGAAAGCCGCTGTAGGCGCTCAATTAATATGGACGCTGGGTAACCATGACGCCCGCTTTGAGACCTTCCTGTCGGCTCAAATGGGAACCTATGAAGGAGTATCAGGGTTTACCCTTAAAGATCACTTTCCTATGTGGAAACCGTGCTGGTCATTCTGGGTTAATGAAGATACCTGCATTAAGCACCGCTGGAAGGGTGGATTTGGAGCTGGTCGTGCTAATGCCCTTAATTCAGGCGTAAACATGGTTACAGGCCACACACACAATTTGGCGGTGCAACCCATTACCGACTTCAATGGAACCCGCTATGGCGTCCAAACAGGCTGTTTAGCGGATCCTAATGGGGAGCAGTTCATGGCCTATACTGAGGATAATCCTAAAGACTGGCGTTCTGGATTCGCCCTACTGTCCTATGAGCGTGGTAGACTAATGCTTCCAGAGCTGATTCAAGTCTGTGGTGAGGACGAATTTGAGTTCCGTGGTTGCATTAATCAAGCATGAAGTACCCGATACATCACTACAAAATTATCTGGAAAAAACCGTCTCTTTGGGATCGTATTAAAAGGATTTTGAATGAAGCTTTCTCCAGCCATTCTTCGTAATCTATACAGTGCCATATACTGTATGACGCCCTTTGACCGCTGGAAAATGCCCCTGCCAGAAGAGATTAACTTTATTGTGGATCAAGACCCAGAAGTCATGGGTACTTACTACTATGATGATGGTGGCGACCACGAACACATCATTACGATATCAGCCAAGAAATGCGGTCACTTATCGACCGTGATCAGGGTTCTGTGCCATGAATGCGTCCACATGAGCAGACATAAGACACATCGTTGGACCCACCATGACGCTGAATTTAGGCGGCGTACTAAGAGGGTTTCTGACGAGTTGGGGTTCGATCCGCTCGAACTGTGAATGCTTGCTTTCGTGCTGCAATCTCTCCCAGTTTCTCGTTGACGCGCTCCAGTAACTCCTCCTCGGTAACTTTCCATTTATTTGCAAAACCTTTGTGACCCAATCCGTGAACGCCACTGTTTCCCCGATGGTGTTCTGGGCAAAGTGGTATGACAGGGGATGAAGACCTTTTGCCACCAAACCGTCTGATGTGATGCAGTTCTGCTGGGCTACCTTCAAACCCAAGGACTGTGGAGCAGAGAATACATCCGAGGCGGGCAATCTGGTCAAGTGCGTTCTTTTCATCTTTGGTCATTTCAAGTCAATCATTTTCCGAATAAATTCCGCAGCAATATCTATAGGGGTAATTACTTTAGGGGCCGTAGTAGCAACATAGTTAGCGGCAATATGCCAGCCATCAGTGTTATCTCGGATCAATAATCCACGATCTAATAGGACTTTAGTATGCGCTCCAATAGAAGCTCTACTTAATCCCACTTCAATCTCAATGGACTTGACTCCGGGGTGGTCCTGTATGAACTGTAATATCGCCGATTTTTTGTCCGTTTGCATAGAGTAGGTATGATCCGTCAGGTAGTCGTTTGCATTCCGGCATAGGTATTCCAGATGCCTTTAATGCAAGTATAACCTCTTCTAACTCATCGTCGCTCATGGCCTATCCTATTCAGTTGTACGGCTACGTTTACGTTTTGGGACGATATCTACAATACCCCCAGTAATATCCTGCTCACCTTCTAATTCTTTTAATAGTTCGTCCGCCATCAATACGGCAGTCTTTGGACTACCGCACTGCACAAAGGCAAAACAAGCAGCTAAGAACCGCATGTACTCTCTATCTTTATTTTCCATTTTCTTCCAACATATGAATTTGTTCAACAATAATTTCAGTAATTGGACGACCTTTAATAGAGATCATATCTAGCTCCTTTATTTCATGGATTACTTTACAGGCGTCTCTCAGTCCTTTGTTGTATCCACTGGTAAAGGTATCGTTCTTTTCCAAAGCCATGATCAAGGCATCACGAATGAACGCAGATGCCTTTCTGGTCTTAGCCATATCCTTGAGCTGGTTGATCTGCTTACGCGGCAGATACAGGCTATAGGGTACTAAGTTCTCGTCAGTCATTTTTCCATTCCTTGTATTCCCCGTAGATTGCTTTGAGCGCTCCTTGGGCTTCTATATTTGTTTTAATCTCAGACCTTGACTTAATGTTTAAGTAACTGGTTATCCACTCAACGCAAGACTCTTCGTTGGTTTCAAACAGCATACCTTTCTCGTAAAGATATTCCCAAAACTTCCTATCCCTACAAAGCATACCAGCTAGCTTGACCATCTGGGCGCCCGCATATTCCTCGCGGTTTACAGGCTGCTCATCATCTCCTAGGCGTACCATGACTACCATGTACCTAGCACCCACATAATCCCTTAGAAGCTCGTCAGGAGTCTCGTCTGGGTGTATGGCTAGGGTAAGTACATGGCCGTCTTTAGTCTGCTTGAGAGCGACTTTCTTGCCTTCAAACTGACTGGTTTCCATTAGATCTTTCCTGTAAACAAGAACACTAAACGATCAAAGAATGTAAAGCTATTGTCTAAGCGAATTACGGACTTCAGCTCAACAAGAATTTTTTCCATTGCTTCATTCTCTTTGATCTGTGCAGCCAAAGCCTCTTGTAGACGTTTAGCCAACTTTTCCCAGTCCACAACTTGTTCCTTTGGTTTGTTCTTAGATCCCGCTGGACGACCACGTTTACGTGTTGCTGTTTTAGCAACGACTGTTGCCTTTTTAGTTACTCCCACGGATCTTTCTCCTGTGATTTAGGTGCAGCTTCTTGTTTAACAAATGTATCAATAGCTAATGATACGAAGCGGGTGCCAGTCTTAGACTCACGTTTCCAGCCAGATAGCTTAATCTCGATAAGATCTTCGTCATGCTTTTGCATAAGGTCACGCAAGTATGATCGGTCGATCTTGACGCTACCAAAGTAGTCCGGTGACTTGTCTGATTTGCGAACGGTTGATGGGAACAATGATCCCTTGTTTGGATATTCCATGTATTACTCCTTAGTTAAAGACTTCTTGGTTGCGGTAAATTTAGCCATCATTTCTGCATAGGCGTCAGGATTCTCGGCCTTGACTTTGTCGAATGAAGAACGATTGACTTTAAAGATTGCAGCTACATCATCTGGTGACGCTGCTAGTTGAAGCATGGCATCAAGACCAGCCTTCATAGACTCTACAAAGTCTTCTCCGGTTGGCGTTAACGTCCACTCACCTACAAGTGGAATCTTCTTGGGTGCTTCTTTTTTGGGTGGCGAGACAACCTTCGGCTCTTGTTGAGTAACCGTGTTTGTCTTGACATCTTCACCGAGGTCAGGTGGGAGGTCTTCGCCGTTGTATATGTATAACCCAATACCGTGTAATGCTATCGCTTTCGCGAGGCAGCGTTGCATAGCGGTATTAACTGCAAACGAGTCGGGTTCAGCAATGGGTTTATTACGGTAGTCCATAACCGGTAATTGTGCTGTCCTAGCAATATCATTTGCGACCACTGTGCAAAATACCATGACAGTACCGTTTCCCCAGCGTTGGAACTCTGGATAGAACCAGTGTGCTTTTGGGTCGGCAAGTAAGAGCTGGTCGACTGCCCATGCCCATGATAAGTATGTGAGTCCATTCTTCTTCTCCGTATATTTGGATACATCAATGCTGCGTAGTTCTTTGTAGTCCATT